TTGTGTGTGGGTGGGTCTAACTGTGAGGCGACCTGGCGAGAGGGTTTCTTTTAACCCCCTGTTGTAATTCACGCCCACATTTATACTATAAAAACTACAAGAAAATGGCAAAAATAACAGTAGGCATGTTCAAGAAAGCACTAGAAGGTAGCACAGGTACTCAAAGAGACTTATCTAGAAGACTTCATGTAACAGATGGAGGAGTAGCTCAATACTTACAAAGAAATCCTAAAATGCAAAAATTACTAGACAAAAAAAGATTAGACAACATAGACAAAGCAGAGCATGAAATATTTAGTCAATTAGAATTTTTTGATTACGAAAAAGAACCGGCAACAGCAGCTAAGGTAAGAGCTAAAGCAGCAGAGTTAATATTAAAAAGCTTAGGAAAATCAAAAGGATGGGTAGAAAAAACCGAACAAGACGTAGAACATCACGGAGAGCAGATTAAAGTTATAATAGAGGAGAAGAAGCCGGATGAATAAACAAGAAATGAGAAATACAATCAACGAATTAAAAAAAGAAGAAGCAAGCAAAAAAGGAAAGTATGTTATATGGGCAATAATAATTTATATTGCTTTGATAATTTTATTCAAATGGTTGGTATTCGGGTAAAAGGAGGTAAAAATGGAGATAAACCTTCAACTATCGCCTAAGCAAAAGTTAGCCTTTGAGATTTTACGAGATAATAAAACTACTGAATTATTCTACGGAGGTGGTGCAGGAGGAGGTAAGTCCTACCTTGGTTGTATTTGGCTTGTTTTTTCTTGCTTAGCTTATCCAGGAACTAGATGGCTGATGGGTAGGGCTAGGCTGAAATCTTTGAAGGAGAGTACGTTTCTGTCGTTTCTAGCGGTACTCAAGCAATGGGGTCTGAAAAAAGACAAAGATTGGAAATACAACGCAATGGAAGGAGCAGTTCATTTTACTAATGGGTCTGATGTCTACCTTAAAGACTTATTTCTTTATCCAACAGATCCAGAATTTGACTCATTAGGAAGTACTGAATACACAGGAGCTTTTATGGATGAAGTGTCTGAAGTATCAAATAAAGCTAAAATGATTGTAATGAGCCGGTTAAGGTATAAATTAGATGAATATGGTTTGGTTCCTAAATTATTAATGGCATCAAACCCAGCAAAGAATTGGGCGTATAAAGATTACTGGCGCCCATGGAAGAATAACGAATTACCAGACTACAGAAAGTTCATACCAGCTTTAGTAGGAGATAATCCTTTTATGAGTAAGTACTACAAAGAGAATTTATTAAAGTTAGACAAAAATAGTAAAGAACGTCTTTTGTTCGGTAACTGGGAGTATGATGACGACCCTTCTATCTTATTCGAGTACGATAAGATTCTTGATATATTTACTAATGAATACACAATTTTATCTAAATCACAAAATTACATAAGTTGCGATGTAGCAAGATTTGGAGCAGACAAAACTGTTATAATAGCATGGAGAGGATGGCATATAGAAGAAATAAAGTATTTAGCTAAATCGAGTGTAAAAGAAGTAGTAGACTTGGTAAAGAACATGGCTCTAATTCATAGAGTACCTTATTCTAACATAATAATAGACGACGATGGAGTAGGAGGAGGTGTTGTTGATTTCGTAGATGGCTCAAGAGGATTCGTTAATAACTCTAGTCCAGTAGAAACAGAATATTCTAAACAAATTCATAATTATTCAAATCTTAAAGCTCAGTGTTATTTTAAATTAGCTGACATAGTCCACAATGGAGAAATAGGATGTTATGATGCTCCAGAGGAAATAAGGGGGTGGATTATAGAAGATTTAGAACACATAAAAGTACAAACACCTACTACAACAGACAAAGTCCTAAAAGAAGGTAAGCTTAGCATAATCAGTAAGGAAAAACTGCACGAATCGCTTGGTAGGTCTTCTGACTTTTCTGATGCTCTTATGATGAGGTGTTATTTTGATTTACATGATTACTACGTTCCTTATATTGTCTAATTAATATATATAACTTATATCAATATATTTAAATCAAATTTAACTAACTATTTCATGAAAGAAGAGATGGTATCTTGTTATCTTGCAGTATCAAGCGAAGAGCATGCTAATCGAAATAGAATCATAGCTGAAACATTTAAAGGAGAAGTAGAAGATAAAAAAGTCTTATTTCCTAAGGGACTTGGAGCAGCTCATCCTTTTGATTTTACTGAAGTCGATAAAATTCTAAATAACATAGGAATAGCAAATGCCTTAGTCGATAAAATAACAGACGCAATTATAGGAGACTTTATTGTAAAAGTAGACAACGAAAACTCTCAAGCTTTATTAGATAGCTTAATAGACGAAACAAATCTAAAAGCTAGAATAAGACCATGGGTCAAAGAGGGAGTAAGTAAGGGAAATGGTTTTATGGAATTAGATTTAGATAAGAAAAATACAGAAAAATTAAGAGTAATGAATGCTAATAACATGTACGTAAAACGAACCAAAAAAGGCAAGGTACTTGAATACAATCAATACAAAGGAAAATTAAAATTATTTAGTTTATCTGGTAAAAAACCTATTCCGTTTAAACCTAATCAAATAGCTCATCTTACAATAAACAAAACGCCAAACGATCCATACGGATTAGGACTTGTTTGGTGCAATAGAGTAACAATAGAAAACTACGCCTCTTCAGAAAATGACAGAGTAAAATTAATAAGTAAAAAAGCAGGAGCTCCTTATCATGTTAAACTAGGAGTCCCAGGACAAAAGATAAGAAAAGGAGATATGAATGATTTCAAATCTAATTTACAATACACAAGAAATTCCACAGAATGGGTAACAGATGGAAATGTTGACATAACAAACTTATCAATACCAGGAGTAGGAGACAATTTAACGAAAGCAGCAGAACATGATTTAGAACAATTATCACTAGGAATGAAGATACCTATGAGTTTAGTTGGTGTTTCAAATAACCCAGAAGGATTAGCTAAAATAAACGACAAAGGGTTTTTAAGATTCATTGATTCAGTTAGATTAAACGTAGGTGGGGTATTAGAAAATCAAGTGTTTAGGCCTTTTTTAAGAGGTCAAAGTCCTAAGCTAGATGAAAAAATAGAATTCGTTTGGGAACTACCAGGCGAAGAAGAAAAGATAGCAAGATTATCTGCAATAAAAGATGCGCTTGGACTTTTTGACATATCCCCAGAATTAAGAGCAGCACTAGAAATAGAATACGCAGATGTAATGGAATTAGATGTAGTAGATAAATTACCAACACCAGAAGAAGCTCGTAAAAAGGCCGACGCAGAAGAGGCCGAGATGAAGAAGCAAGAAGACCAAGCAAGAAAAGATGAAGAAAATATTAAACAGCCTGAGGTTCCGGGGGCAAAGAAAACAGCAAATCAATCTAATAAAATAAGATTAACAGAATCAGATAAGTCTAATATGAAGTTGCGAGAATACGTAAACCTAAAAGAAATAGCAGGTTTTAATTATTCAGACTATTTAGTCAAAATCCTACAAAACCTTAGAACAGAGAAGTTTGAAGATTTACTTGCTATAACAGAAAAAGACCTAGTTGAAGGATTACTACCAAAACAAGATATAAATAAATTACGAATAGTATTAAAAGATGGATTTAGAAAAAACAAAACAATTAGTCAAATAGAAAAAGAAATTAAAAATTCAATTCCTCTCAAAGACAGAGTACAAATCCAAGAAGACGGAAGTAAAAAAGTTACTCTATCAGCAAGCAAAAGACCAATTAATATAACAAGAACAGAAACAGTAAGATTAGCTAATTTAGGACTAAAAGACATGTACAAAGAAAATGATGTTACTTCGTATAGGTGGCTTACTGCCTTAGATGAGAGAACTTGTCCTATTTGTGAAGGTTTAAATGGTCAAGTATTTTTAACTAAAGACGGAACGTCTGGTGTTAATATGCCTCCGGCACATTCTATGTGCAGATGCTCTATCATCGGGTTGGTAGAATAATGGCTCAAATGACAGAAAACAATAGACCAATTTGCATTAAGTGTAAAAAGAATCCTGCTCTTACTTTAATGGATGGAATGTGGATATGTGGACAATGTTTACATGAATATGTTCAGTCACAAATTAAATTAAAGCAAAGATTGTTTTTACAAGGATAATGGGAATTTTCATAGATCCAGCAACAGGCCAAAGGAGATCTTACCAACAAATGGGAGACCTTGATGAGTTTTTTTCAGGTGACCTTGAGTATGATATAATAGGAGGCAGCGAAGTTAGTACACAGGTTTTGTCTATTATAAGCCCAACTAGAAATCAACAAATGAACCTAGGAAGATCTAATGCCTTACAAGGAACTGATGCGGCAATACAAGGAGCAAAACAACCAGATATAGGAATAACGGGCGAAAACAAACAAACAACAAGCAGAGTCCAAATAAGAAGAAGGGTAAAAGTATAATGGGAATAATAAATAGCGAATCCAAAAAAGAATCTACGAATTGATTAATTACTTGATATATATAAAAAATCTCAATTCTTATAAATAATAAATAGGTAGTTTAATCATGAAAGAAGGATTATTTTTTGAATACTTTGTACCTATCGAGTCTAGTGCAGAGATAAACGGAGACTTTACTATAAACGGAATTGCAATAAACGAGACAACTACTTCAAATGGACATAAATTTTTAGGTGAAGAATTAATGAAAGCTGCTAATACTTTAGTCGGCGTACCTCTTTTAAAAGACCATTCTAATTTAGTAGATTCAATAGTAGGAAAGGTTAATTCTGCACACTGGGATGAGTCTCTTAGAAACATTCCATTTAAAGCTACAATCAAAGACCAAAAAATAAAACAACTAATTAGCGATGGATTACTTAGCACTGTTTCAGTAGGAGCTCACGTAGATCCAGCTGACATAGAAGAAGTAGATGGAGAAATAATCCCTCATAATATTCAATTCAAAGAGTTAAGTGTAGTAGCAGTCCCAGCAGATGGTGGAGCAACATTTACTAGGGCTTTTAGCGAAGCCTTCAAATCATATTCATCTAAAGATGATTCAAAGAGTAATGAAAGGAGGGATAATATGACAGAAGAAGAAGAGACTAAGACTGAGGAAGCCCCAGAAACTAAAGAGGAACCTGAAGAAACTAAAGAGGAACCAACGCCAGAAGTAAGCGATGAGGAAAAAAAGGTAGATGAAAAAATCGCTAAACTAAGGATTAAAGCTAAGAAAAAACAATTAGCACTTATGGAAGCTGATGCTGACGAGGTAAAACCAGAACCTGAAAAAGAAACCCCAAAGAAAGTTGAGGAAGAGGAACCTGAAGAAGAAGAGGAAGAATCAGACGAAGTCGAAGAAAAAGGAGATTATGTTTTTAACCAAGGATATAACTCTATTGGAATTCAAAGGAAGTCATACTTATACAACTAATGGCAACAACAGACGTTTTAACTAACCCACTTGGCGCAACAGTTGTAATGGACGGAGGTAATCCAAGAACATTTACTGGAGTTGCACTAGAAATCATTTCAGGCGGACAGCTTGTAACTATTTCAGGAGCAACAGGAGAAGTAGGTTCAGGGATTGTAGACTTTCAAGACGGAGATATAGATCTTGTTGGAGCTATTGATTCTTGTCTTTGTAATGGTATTGCTTTGAATAACGGAAGTAACGGTGATTTAATTACTGTAGCAACAAGAGGAGCTTATCTTATTCGAGCAGGAGAAATCATTTCAGGCGGAGCAGTTGTTGGACATAACGAATCTGGTATGGTAGAAAATCTAAAAAGTTTAGGTTCTGTAGAAGTAGGAACACTAGAATATACACCAATCGGACGAGCTATGAGCACTTGTGCATCTGGAGCAGTTGGATACTACTCTCTCATTTATCTAAACGTATAATGGCATTAACTAAGATAAACGAGTACATAAGTAGAGCTGACGGAACACCAGGACAGGAACTAATTCCACAGTTGATTTTACCTACTATAATCGAGGAAGCAGAGAAACATCTAATTCCAAGAGAAATGGCAGCATTTGTGATTGGCCCATCTGAGTTTAAGGGAAGTACTATGTACAAAAACTTAGAGACTCCAAATACAATGGATGTTCGACAAGTTGGAGAAGGCGGAGAAGTAATTTTGGATAACATCGATTTTGAGAATGTTAGTTTTACTCCAGTTAAGTACGGAGTGGCTATCAGGATCACTAGAGAGATGATTGAAGATTCCCAGTTTGATTTAAAGAGCTCAAACATTAAAACAGCAGGGAAAAGATTTGCAGAGAACGAGACTAATTTGATTTTAGCACAGTTAGATAATGCTAATGCAACCACAGCAGGTGGAGCAGCAGTTACAATAGCTAACATAGCAGAATCAGTTTACGACGTACGAGCGCAAGATTACACACCAACGGACTATCTATTGGGAGAAGAGCAGTATTCAGATTTGATGAATATAGACACCTTCGTAGAAGCAGATAAAGCAGGTAATACTAGCTTAATGCAGACAGGAAGGATTGCAGGTTATATATTTGGTCTTAACGTAAGCACATTTAGTGCAAACGCAGGAGCAAATGCAGTAGCTACAAGCGGATATATTTTCGACAGAACACAGGCTTACGCAATAGCAATAGCTAGAGACATTACTATGGAGAGTTTAACATTACCTACATTTGATATGGAAGGTGCAGTTTTAACTCAAAGGATTGATGTTCAATACTTGCGAACAAAAGCAATCTCTAAGATTACGACAAGCTAAAGTTAAATTAATTTAACTAAACCATGCAGTTTTGAGAAACCTGCTGAAAACAAAAACCTCAGCCGCAAGGCACATTTAGACAAGTAGAAGGGAGGATAAAAAAATGACAGTAATAACAAACAACATGACAGAAGGATGCATAGATGGAATGGGTAATAGTACCGGTTCTGGCTTCGTACCGGCAGGTGTAACAAATATTGGGCAAGGAAATCCTGATGAAGTAGTTACAGCACAAACAGGTTCTGATATATTTTGGGATGCAGCAAATGGAGAATTTTATATAGAAGAAAGTGGCATTGGCGGAAGCGAGTGGAGGGCATTAACGTAAAATGGCAGCAGACATATTTAATAAAACAAATCTCGACGCTGTAGCAGCAAGCACAACAGGTAGTACGTTTGATGTTTCTAGATTAACTAGAAAAACAATTTTTGTAAACGTACTTACAAATGGTAGTGGTACCGTTACAGGATCTCAATTATTTGTTGATATAGATGGAAGCACAGATGATTCTACGTGGCAAACAATCGATAATAAAAGATACGAATCAGGTACAGCTGCTCAAGACGATATATTTTCATATAATTCACATTTTCCATATATGAGAACTAGAGCAATAGGCTCTAATGTAGACACATTTACCGTATCGACAGTCGTAACAGGAAGAGGTGTTTAATGACATTGTACGAGCGTAATGGAGATGATATTTCTAGAGGTCTTGTTGGACATTGGAAATTAAATGACTTTAAGGCAGATCCTTCTGCAACAATCGCAATAGATCAAGCTAATTTTAATGATGGAACAATTACAAAAAGTAGTAATACAACAGGGATAAATGCATTAAATCCAGATGCTATTAATTTTGATGGAACTGATGATGTAATTAGTTTAGGAAATCCTACAAAGTTACAATTAGACAAATCTCAATCTGTTTGTTTTTGGATTAAAACTTCTGCAACTAGTAAATACTTATATTCTACTAGAAACAATTCGGTTGGAGGGTTCTCTGTATTTATGAGATCAAATGGATTACTTCAAGCATTTATTGGGATAACCGGTCAGGGGGCTTCTGTTTCTACTATTAATGATGGAATGTGGCATCATATTTCTGTTGTGTATAATGAATCTAGTATAAAGTATTTTATTGATGGACAATTAGATGCGGAAGACATTTCTCTTACTGGAGCTTTTGATAATAGTGCAGTTAAACTAATTGGGAAAAGAGATGGATCGTCAGGACTTTATATCGGGGCTTTACAAAATTTAAGAATATACAACCGTGCATTAACTCAAGGAGAAGCAAATAAATTATATAGGTTAAGAAAATGACTGATTTATCAATGACTGAAGGAGAAGATGTAACTTTAACAACTACTTTAACAGATTCTAATGGAAGTGCTATAGATATAACCGATTACAAATTCTTGTTCACAGTCAAGCGAGAAATAACTGATACTGATACTGATGCTATTATTTCAAAAGAAGTAATAAGTGGAACTATTCCAACAAGTGGAATAACAGTTGTACAAATAGATCGTGCGGATACTTTAAGTCAGTATGGTAGAATGGTTTATGATTATGATTGGATAGATAGTACAGACAAACGAAGAAAAATAGAGGGTGGAATATTTCAAATAAATCAAGCTGTAGGAGATAGTGAAATATAATGGTAGTTAGTATATCAGACGGAGCAGAGATAAATGTAGCAGTAAATTCTACAGGTCCAAATGTATATGTCCCAGTAGGTCCTACTTTATTTATAGCAGCGAGTAACGCATCTACACGCTCTAAAAATCGTGCAGATTATTTATGTGATGGAACAGACGATCAAGTACAAATTCAGGCAGCAATTGATAGTTTTCCAAATACTTATGGAAATTATTACGGTGGAACTATAATATTATCAGAGGGAAGATTCACTTTATCTGCACCATTAACATTTGGTTCTTCTGGAAAAAGTTCCACCGTAAGAATGACTGGTTCGGGTTCAGAGGTAACAACTAATATATATCTAAAACACAAGGCTAATTGTAGTTTATTTATTATAGGATACGGAGATGTTGGAGCCGCAGAACAATCTAGAAATATGTTTGAACTTCTGCACATTAATGGTGATTATGCAAATCAAGGTGATGCCTTCACTTCAAAAGTTGCTTCAATAACTACTGCTACTAGAACTATCACAGTTGTAGATGGTACTGGAATTGATACGTCTAAACCATTAAGAATAGATGCTAGTTCTAGTAAATTAGATGATGGATATTATACGATAGAGAGTGTAGCTGGAAATAATATAGTTGTTTATGAAGCTATTCCATCTAGTGGACTTACATCAAAGGGAACTGTAAATCAAAATTCCAGACATTGGAATATTAAATCTACTGCAGCACATACCATCACAATAGAAGGCGAGGGTGCAGCTAGTTTAATTGAGCTTGGATTACCTGGAAGATTAATAGGTTGTACTACTGCAGCTAACAACGACCAATATACAGTATCTGGAGTTACAACTACTGGAGGAGATACTATTGTAACCGTAAAAGAAACAATAAAAGATACATCGCCAACAAGAGAAGGTGCACTTTGTCAAACGTATCCTATTTTTTGGGGTAAGTCTTGGGATAATGGTGGAATAAGAGGTTGTATTGTAGAAGGTCCTGTTGGGAGTGGTATGGTTATTTCAGAAGGAGAAGAATTGACGATTGAGGATACAAGTTTTAAATTAGCAGCAGATCATGCTTGTTTGTTCTTGGCATATGATAGTGCTATACAAGATATAAAAATCAATAATTGCTTTTTTGAGGGCACCAGACGAGACAGTTTGCATCCATTATCTATTATGGCAAATGGTTCAGGTAGCTATTCGCCAGCCATTCATATAACCAATAATATGTTTAGACGATGTTATAATGGTGCTATTGAATTTCAAGGAGTAGCTGATTATAGCATTATCGCAAACAATACTATGAAATCACTTGGGTTTCAAGCAACAGATACATACTCAGCAATAAAATTCAGAGCTAGAGACGATAATAGTGGCCCAGAATATTCAGAGATTTATAGCAATATAATCACTTACAATAATGTTGATAATGTCGTAATAGATGATAGTGGTTCTGGAGATTATAAATCAGATAGAGAATTATTATATTTTATAGAAATTCTAAATGAAGGAGTTTCAAACAAAGAGCCAGATTCACTCAATATTCATGATAATATTTTTGTTGGCGATATAACACATATCTACAAGAAAAATTCAACTAGCGATAATTTAACTACTAGCGAAACACTTAATATTCATACTTCTGGGGTTGTAAATACAGAAGGTAAGATGCTCGAGCGACAGGTAGACCATTTTATTGATGTCAAAGGAATAGGCACAGATAGCATAGTGGGATTAGATAATACAAAATTAGTATCTGCTACATACGACATAGAATCAACGCCGGCAATCAATGGAATGAAATATCCAAGAAACATAAGTATACTTATGCATGATAATGCAGGTGGGGACTTATCTTTATCTGTAAGAGTTTATGGTTGGGATATATATGGCACTCTGGGTTTATGGTATGTTCCAACACTTACATCTGATGTCGCACAAACTAGTAGTATAATCTTTTCAGAAATAAGGGGAATTAAGATACTTAGCCCGACTAACGTTGCTGCTGGAGATTACGTAAACGTTTCTTATGGGACTAAGTTTGCCTTGAATAAAAAGTGTGCGGAAGAAAACGATATTATTTCAGTTCAAATAAATGGTTCAACTGTTAAAGGTCATTTGCACGAAGTAGTTAATACTAATGCTAGGGATTATTATTTTGATTCATCAAGTAACAGTATAGATTTCGCACTAAAGTCAGATGGGACTACGCCAAGTTCATATACTTTATCAGCAGGCGATGATTTAAGTGTTATATACAAGGAGAGTTTAAACTAATGGCATTAGACACAATAGAAAAAATAGCGAATCACATCACGCAGAATTTTAATAACATACCAGCTAGTGTAGCTGGAAACATGCAAGAAATAGTCGATCTAAACAGACAACACGTAGCTAATTATACAGGTGAAACCATAAGTTCTTCTTCTATATCAGCAGAATTTCAACCTCCTATCGTAAACTTATCTAAAGCTGATGTAATAGACTTCGTACAAGCTCAAGCAGGCGGAGAAAAATTAAGCTTAGGTGAATTAAGCGTAGCAGAAACAGGTGAAGCTCAATCTTCAAACTTCTGGAGACAATTAGCAGAAATTCAACTTAAAGCGATTGGAATGGGAATAGATCATGTCCGGGTGTTATCATGAGCGATAGAGACGAGAAAGATTGGATTAAAAGAAACGAACCATGGAGATTAGAAAATATGATTGGAATAAAAGATCCTTGGTATTTGAAATTGACAAAGATAAAAGGAATTGGATTAGAAACAGCTAAGGATATAGGATTAATGTTTAATAATATTCATGCTTTAAAAATTGCGTTGTCTGAAGACAAAGTAGCTTTAAGAAATGATGTTGTTCAAAAACTTAAAAAAGAGTTGATTGAAAGGAGGTTAAAATGAAAGATGAAGTAATAGGTGCGGCATCAATTATAAGGTCAGAAAGATTTATACTAGGATTAACACCTTTCGATAGCCAACTAGTTAAAGAAAATACTTCAATTAAATTAAGAAAAGGAGGCGATTTAATATTAAAATGACGACATTTCAAATAAAAAAAGATAGTACAGACCCAGTTTTGGCTGTTCAATTTGTAGATTCTAATGGAAGTGCAGTAAGCTTATCAAATGGTAGTAACATATTCTTTAAATTAAGTACAAATGACAATCAGTTTACTTCGGTATTTTCAGGTAATGCAACTATAACAGGAAGCGCAACAGGAGAAGTAGAATACAGATGGAGCACTGCTAACACCAATCGTTCTGGTTTGTATTTAGGCGAATTCACTACGCTTTTTAAAGACGATTCTGTTTTAACTCTTCCATCTGATAATTCACTTGTAATTAAAATAAACAAGGATTATGATGGGAGTTAATGACAAGTTAGTACAAGCACTAAATAAATCCATGTCATTGGCCGGACAACAAATTAGAGTTAGATATTATACTACAGTTTTTGACGATGTATATGACGAAGCAATAAAATTAATTCAAAGTGGAACAAATCTTTGGACATCTGGTTTAGTCATGCCTATTAGAGGCAAAGAAGGATCTACAGAGAGTCTTTTACTAAATCAGGGTAAGTTAATCGATTCAGATAAAAAGATGTATGTAAATGGCTCATTACTCTTCA